TTAACCATAGGAGTTGGTGGTACAGTAGGTATTCCAACTGCAGGTGCTTCAGAATTTAGAGAATTCCAATTAACTGTTCAAGAAACTATTAGTGATAGTTTTGCTGGTTGGACAGTTGGTGATTTCCAAGTTCTTGATCCATTAGATTCTTTATTTGATGGTAAGACAAAATCTTTCCCATTAAATTTAAATAATGTTCAGCAAAGTATTCAATCTAAACCAGGATCTAATATTGATGTTGAAGTTGCTATATTAGTATTCATTAATGATATTCTTCAAGTTCCTAATGTTGGATATGAATTTAAAGGTGGTAGTTTTATCACATTTAAAGAAGCTCCTAAATCTGGAGATACTTCTAAGATTCTTTTCTATAGAGGAACTGGATCTGTTGATGTTACTAATGTTGATATTTTAGAAACTATTAAGAAAGGAGATAAGGTTAAATTATATGACCAAGATATTTCTTTAGAGGAAAATGATAGAACAGTAACTATTATTAATTCTGCAGATAGTATTAATACTAATTTATATCCTGGTCCTGGTATTACTACCAATGAAACATTCCAAAGATCTGTTACTTGGTCTAAGCAAACTGAAGATAAATTTATTGATGGTGAAGTTGTTTCTAAAGATAGAACTCATTATGAACCATTAATATATCCTAACACCAATATTATTCAGTCAGTTGGAGTAGGATCAACTGTAATTTATGTTTCCAATATTAGAACTTTCTTTGATAGTACTAAGGAAAATTATACTGGTCAAACAGATATTAGAATTATTTCTCAAGAAAGTAAAGTTGGGGCATCTGCTACTGCATTTGTTTCAGTTGCTGGAACTGTAACTTCATTTGACATTACAAATCCAGGAGTTGGTTATACTATAGCACCAACTGTTTCTATTGTTACTCCTATAGGATTGACTACTTCTCAGGGTGCTAGAGCAACTGCTACTATAAGTGGAGTTGGAACGGTAAATGCTATTACAGTTTCTTATGGAGGAACTACTACTGGGTTTGCTTATACTAGCACTGCTGCTCCAGCAGTTTTAATAGGAGAACCCAAATCAATTACCTCAATAGAAACTATTGAGAATGTATCATACTCTGGTGATTTTGGAATTATATCTGGTATATCTACAACATCTGTTGGTGTAGCATCTACTGGTATTGTATTTGATTTACTCCTTCCTAAGGAGTCATTATTTAGAGATGCATCCATTGTGGGAAGTGCCTTAACCGTAAGTGGAATTTCAACTGGATATTACTTTACAGTATCTAATTCCAATGTAGGTAATGCAGTAACTTCTTTATATCAAGATGGTACTGTGGTTGGTATTGGAACTTCCTTCCTAGATAATGTCTATGAAGTTGCTCAAGTTTCTATTGCTCAAACTATGGGTATAGGAATTGGATTAACCTATGTTGCACAAGTTACTGTTAGTGTTCAAGATTATAATGGATTAACTGGACTTGGTTATAGTGAGTTCTTTGGTGAGTATAGTTGGGGTAGAATTGCTACTCAACCTAGAGGAAAAGCAAGAACATTTACATCTTATGCTGGTAATGGTGATGGATTAGTTGGTATAACTACTTCTCCTATTGTTGAAAGAGTGAATCCTTTAAGATACTTAAATTATAATTCATAAATAACTAAAAAATCGTAAAATGTCCGCCATTATAACTGATCAACTTAGAATATTGAATGCGAAGAATTTCGTCTCTGCTGCAACTTCTTCGGTAAATTCATATTATTCTTTTGTTGGTTTACCTAATGCTACTAATTATTCCTCTACTTGGGATACTAATCCACCTTCTCCTAAGGATAGTTTTGAACAAGAAGATGATTATTGGGATACTATGATTGCAATGAAGAAAATTACTTCTTCTGATGTGCGTAGAATGGTGAATAAAAATACTTGGACATCTGGTATAACATATGATATGTATAGGGGTGATATTAGTAGAACTAATTTAGCTAAACCATCAGGAGCAACTAATTTATATTCTTCAAAATTTTATGTTGTTAATGAAGATTTTAAAGTTTATATTTGTCTTCAAAATGGAACAGATCCAGAAAATACTTCTGGAAGACCTTCACTAGACCAACCTACATTTACAGACTTAGAACCTAAGGCAGCTGGTGATAGTGGTGATGGTTATATATGGAAATATCTTTATACTATTAAACCTAGTGATATTACAAAGTTTGATTCTACTAATTTTATACCAGTTCCTAATGATTGGGAAACAAGTACAGACAATGCTGCTGTAAGAGATAATGCTTCTACTAGTGGTCAATTAAAAATTATAACTATTACAAATAGAGGATCTGGTATAGGAACTGCTAATAGAACTTATACAGGGGTTCCTATAAATGGTGATGGATCTGGTGCAGAAGCAACTATAGTCATTAACAATGATGCTAAAGTAGAATCTGTAAATATATCTAAAGGTGGATCTGGATATACTTATGGTACTTTAGATTTAACTGCAGGGGGTGTTCCCACTGGAACTTCAATTCCTGTTTTTAATGTCATAATTCCTCCCCAAGGTGGTCATGGAGCAGATATTTATAGGGAATTGGGTGCTAATAATGTATTGGTATATTCTAAAATTGAAAATGATGCTCAAAATCCAGATTTTATAACTGGAAACCAAATTGCTAGAATTGGTATTGTAGAAAATCCTCAAGCTTATAATTCTACTTCTAATTTAGAATTATCTAAAGCAAGTTCAGTTTATGCCTTAAAATTGATAGGAGCTGGATATACTACTGCTACATTTAATTTAGATGGGCAAGTAACACAAACTATAGGTATAGGATCTACTGCTGTTGGTAGAGTAGTTTCTTATGATCAAACAACTGGGGTATTGAAATATTGGCAAGATAAGAGTTTGGTTGGATTTAATAGTGATGGTTCTTTAAAGACTGATCCTACTTATGGATATACTCTTCATAGATTTACAGCTAATCCTAGCAGTGGAGGAAATGTTAATATTGCTAGTAATGAGGGTACTTTAGGTATTGATACTAATTTTGGAAGTTCTGGTAGTCCTGGTATAAGTACAGTAATAAATAATAGAACATATTACCTTGGACAGAGTTTTAATCAAGGAGTTTCTAATCCCGAAGTTCAAAAATACTCTGGAAATATAATTTATGTTGATAACAGACCTTCTATTACTAGGTCTGCTAACCAAAGAGAAGATATCAAAGTCATTTTGCAATTCTAAAGAATCATGCCACAGGAAACCAATTTAAACGTCGCTCCTTATTTTGATGATTACAAAAAGGATGGCAATTATTATAAAATACTATTTAAACCTGGATATCCTGTACAGGCTCGTGAATTAACTCAAATTCAATCTACTATTCAAAATCAGATTGAAAGATTTGGACAGCATACTTTTAAAGAAGGAAGTTCTGTTACTGGTGGTGGAGTTAGGTTTTCTAACGCTTATGAAACTATTAAAATACAACCTTCTAATCAAGGATTTAATGTAAAGGATTATTTATTAAATTTAGATGGAAAAATTTTAATTGGAAGTCAGTCTGGAATAAAACTTCAAGTTAAAGGATATATGTCTGATAGATATCCTGATAATTCTTATGTAATATTTGTAAATTATTTAAATAGTGGTTCGAATAATAATGCTAGATGTTTATCAGGAGAAAGTTTACTTCTAGAAGGAGATCCTTTTACTACTAGAAAAGGTATAGTTTTTCAACCAGGAGAACCTGTAGTTCAATTAGTTACTGGAGTATGTACTTTTATAGGAGCTGCTGCTGTTTTATCAGAAGGAATTTATTTTGCTAGGGGTTATTTTATAGAAGTTGAAAAACAAACTGTAGTATTAAGTCCTTTTATTAATAATGTTAATAGTAAAATAGGTTTAAGAGTTAATGAAGATATTATCAATTCTGATATAGATTCTTCTTTATCTGATAATGCTGCTGGATATAGCAATTATACAGCTCCTGGTGCTGATAGATTAAGAATAGATTTAAAATTGGAATCTATTCCATTAAACGCACAAAAAACTCCCAATTTTATAGAATTGATGGAGGTTAGGAATGGAATAGTTGCTTCTACTATAGATAAACCTCAATATGCTGATTTAGCTAAAGAATTTGCAAGAAGAACTTTTGATGAATCTGGAAATTATTACGTTAAACCATATGCAGTTAATGCACGAAATACTTTAAATGATTTTGAAGGAAATAATGGAGTTTTTACTGCAGAACAATCAACATATAACAATAATCAACCTAAAGAGGATTTAGGAACATATAAAATATCTCCAGGAAAAGCTTATATTGAAGGATATGAAGTAGAAACTATAACTCCTTCTTTTTTAGATTTCAAAAAACCAAGAGATACTAAAACTTTAGAAAATCAAAGTATAAACTATGTAACAGGACCAACATTTACATTGAATAATGTAAAAGGTGCTCCTCAAATTGGAATAGGAACTGATTATACTGTAAGTTTAAGAGATCAAAGAGTAGGCGGAATATCCACTGCGGCATCTGGAAAGGAAATAGGATTAGCAAGAGTTTATGACTTTGCATTAGAGTCTGGATCTTATGATTCAGCAAATTCGAATATTAATGAGTGGGATATTGTATTATATGATATTCAACCATATACAGAAGTTACTTTAAATACTGCTACTACTCAAACTGTCCCTACTCATATTAAGGGTAAATCTAGTGGAGCTACTGGTTATTTAAGAAATGCTGTAACTAGTTCTACTTCTCTTACTGTTTATAATACTAAAGGAAAATTTATTCCTGGCGAACAATTTATATTTAATGGAATAGAAAGTGGAAATGTGGCTGCAGCTTCTACTTCTTATAGTACTAGCGATATTAAATCTATTCGCGGAACTGTAGGTACTGCTAATACCTTTAATGCTGATGTGAAACAAAGCTCTTTATTCAGCATAGGTGAAGTTAATATTACAGATCCTCCTACATCAGGAGCATCAGCTGGAATTTCTACAGTTACTAGCACTGATCCTAATAAGTTTTTTATTGGAATTGCTACTGTTGGAAATATTGTAGAATATACAAATCCTGGATTTAACACAACATCTTATGCTAGAGTTGAAAGTGTATCACAAAATTCTTTAACTATTTCTGGAGTAACTACTGTTACTGGTATTTGTGAAGGAGGATTACCTACAAGTGTAATAAATCCATCTAATTTTAAAATACTTACATCTCAATTCCAAACTTCTTCTGATAATAATCTATATACAAAATTACCAAAAAGTAATATTTCTAATGTAGATTTGACAAATTCTTCTATTGTTATAAAAAAACAATTTGATGTAGAAATAACAAATAATTCCACTGGAACTGTTAGTAGTGGAAGTGCAGAAGAAACTTTCTTACCTTATGATGAAGAAAGATATGTTCTTATTAGAACTGGTAATGGAGTAGATGATTTTGGAGGAACAGAAGCATTATCTGCAGATAAAATTAATTTTAATGCAGGTTCTACTGAAATAACCATTAATGGTTTAGGTAGTAATAGTTCTGCTAAATTAATTGCAACTCTAAGAAAAATAAATGTAAAAGAAAAAATTAAAGAAAAGCAAAAAATTAATGTAGTTTCAATTGTAAATTCTAAACATACTTCTTCTGGAATAGGAACAACTACATTAAATGATGGATTAACATATTCTTCTGTTTATGGTACTAGAGTTCAGGATGAAGAAATTTCTTTAGGGGTTCCTGATGCTACTTTAGTATATGCTGTTTTAGAATCAAATAATTCTAGTGCTCCTTCTTTCCCCACATTATCAATGATTTCTATTAATAGTTCTACAGGTAAAACTGGAGATTTATTAATTGGAGAAAAATTTAAAGGAAAGGTAAGTAATGCTAAAGGAATATATGTAAGTAAATCTAGTGATAGTGCAATAAATTATATTTCTTTAAATGATTACACTTTTCAGAAAAACGAAGAAGTGGAATTTTTGGAATCTGGAGTAACTGCTACAGTTTCTACTACCACTTTAGGATCAAATGACATAACAGATGAATTTGAATATGATGATGGACAACGTAATACCATATATGATTTTTCCAGAATAATTAGAAAGACTGGATATAATGAACCAACTAAAAAATTAACTGTAGTATTTGAATCTGGTTATTATTCAGCATCTGATACTGGAGATATTACAACAGTAAGTTCTTATGATAATTTTAATTATAAGAATTTATCTGAAATTAATGATACTAGAGTTAGTGATATCTTAGATATAAGACCAAGAGTATCTGATTTCTCTGGAACTTCTTATTCTCCTTTTGAATTTTTAGGAAGATCTTTTACAGGTAATGGTAATTCTGCTAAAAATATATTAGCATCTGATGAATCTATATTATTAGATTATTCTTACTATCTTCCAAGGTTAGATAAGATATATTTAAATAAAAATGGAACTTTTCAGTTAGTAAATGGAATACCTGCAGATACACCAGAATGGCCAAATGTAGTAGATGGAGCTTTAGAAGTAGCTTCTATTAGACTTCCAGCTTATCTTTACAATGTTAGTGATGTTAGTATTAGTTTAGCGAAATATAAAAGATATCAGATGCGTGATATCAATAGATTGGAAAAGAGGATTGAAAGTTTAGAATTTTATACTTCTCTTTCTTTACTTGAGAAAGATACTTTAAATATGCAGGTTACTGACGTAGATGGATTGAATAGATTTAAATCTGGTTTCTTTGTAGATGATTTTTCAACAACTGACAATCAAATTAAAAAGACTATAGTAAAAAATAGTATTGATTATCAAAATGGAGAACTTAGACCTTCTCCTTACACTACTGAACTTGATTTAAAATTAGATCTTAATAGTGCTAATGGTATTAAGAAAACTGGTAGGGTATTAACTTTAGATTATGATACTGTAGTTTATACAAAACAAACTTTTGCTACTAGAACTGAGAGTGTTACTCCATTTTTAATTAACTATTATGGAGGAACTATTTTATTAACACCATCTTCAGATGTGTGGATGGATCAGGTAATTTTAGAAGCTAAAAATGAAGATCTCACAACATATACTGAAACTAGTGAGCAAGTAGGTGCTGGTGGATTTGATAATTCTACTGGATATAGTCCCGTAATATGGGATGGTTGGACTACCACCTGGACTGGTGGAGGTTCATCAGACCAATTAGTTGGTCAAGATTCTTATGATCATTGGGGAGGTTGGGTTGAAGGAGCAGGTCAAAGAACTAGAACACAATATAGAACTATTACTAAACATTTTAGGTCTGGAACAAATGCATCTTCAACTCAGCAAAGAACTGGAAGAAGAAGTATTCAAAGAGAAACTTTTTCTACCCAGAATGAAGGTCCTAAGGTAATTAATACAGATCTAGTTCCATATATGAGATCTAGAAATATTGAATTTTCTGCTAAAGGTCTAAAACCAACCACCAATGTATATGCATTTTTTGATGGAGAAAATGTTAATAAATTTATAATACCTAAACTTCTTGAAATTTCAATGGTTACTGGAACCTTTGAGGTTGGAGAAACTGTTATAGGAACTACTGCTGATGGTAAAGAGTTAATTAGATTTAGAGTTGCTGTATCTAATCATAAAATGGGTCCATATGATGATCCAGGTGTTGTATATAACAGCAATCCTTATTATCAATTCACTCCAGTATATAGAAGGGGTGTCCTTGTAGATAATATAATACCAGAAGCTACAGATGGTTCTACTAATCTTAGCACATCTTCTGGAGAATCTGTAGATATTCCTGCTGAATATTCATCAACTTCTAATATATTAAACATAGATACTTTAAGTTTATCTGATAAGTCTGAAAATATTTTTTATGGTTATGTTGAAAAGGGTCTTAAATTAGTAGGACAATCTTCAAGTGCTCAAGCAACAGTTGGAGATATTAATTTAAGATGTGATAATTTAGGAAGTGTAAGAGGATCTTTCTTTATTCCAAATCCAAATGATATAACAACACCAAAATTTGAAACTGGTAAGAAAATTTTCAGACTTTCTAGCAGTCCTAGCAATAGTCAAAGTGCTCAAAATGTTGGAACAGATGCTTCTCAAACATTTGATTCTACTGGTAGTATAGAAACTCTTCAATCTACAATTATTAGTGTTAGAAATATTAACACTCA